TCAGGCATCGATCATCCTCCTTGCAAACGGTCCCGGCCCGAACGTGTCGGAAAGCTGGGCGACCTCGACGGCAAACCCGCCCCCGGCGATGGCCTGGGACCACACACCCTCGGGCACCGCCCAGCGCGGCTCCGCGACCACGGCCTCGGCCAGCACCTGCCCGTCCCGGACCAGCCGGGCCGCGTAACGCTCCTGCGCCTCGCCCAGCGGCACGTCCGGCCCGTCCCAGCCGTCGCCCTGCACCCGCGTGCGCCTGATCCATGTGACGACCCGGCCGCTGACCGCGATATGACAGGGCGACAGCGGCCGCAGCCCGGCACCGCGGAACGCCGCGGCGACATGGCGATGGCTGGCATCGTCCGGGCTGCGCGTGGCCGGCCCGATGCGCCAATGCCGCAACTGGTTGCGGGCCGAAGGCGCCAGCTCCACCTGCTGCGCCGCCCCGTCCAGCAGCACCACCACGCTGCCCGCCGGCCAGACCGCCGGCATGAAGGCATCCGTCCCCACCTGCCCGCGCAGCCGCAGCGAGATCTCCCACAGCCCGGCCGAGACCAGCCGCGCCTCGGCGAATTGCAGCAGCTCCCAGCCCTCGGCCGAACCGTCGCCGATCGCCAGCAGGTTCGCCCCGGCCATCAGCGCCTCGACCCCGGCCGAGCGCAGGTTGCCGCCCTTGACCCGCAGCCGCAGCGCCGGGCCCCGATCCCAGACCCCCGGCCGCGCCGCCGCAAGCGGGCCTTCCGTGCGCCCCATGGCCGAGGGCTCGGCCAGCGTCGTGTTCAGCGCGTATCCCCCCGCCTCCTCGGTCGAGGCCCAGACCGCCGCCGCCCCCGGCCACGGCGTCGCCGTCACCGCCAGATGCGGCGCATGCGCCACCTCGTCGCCGCGCAAAAGCGGCAGGTCCAGGAAAACCGGCCAGACCGGGATCGGCGGCACGAAGGGCCGCAACGCCGCCTCGCCCTCGACCACGCGGGCCGGGCGATAGACCCCCGGCTCGACCCGCACCGCATCCACGGTGATCGCGCCTGCCCGCTCGGTGCGGTCGATGCGCCAGCGCCTTGCCTCGACACCCGGCTCGACCAGCCGCACCACGTCCCCCGGCCCCAGATGCCCCAGCGAGGGCGGCAGGGCAAAGCGCACCGCATCCCGCGCCACCGCCGCTTCCGACAGCCAGCGTTCCGCCAGCGCCCGCCCCTCGCCGCGGGTCAGCGCCATCGCCAGCTCGCTGTCCGAAACCGCCAGGAACTCCGCTCCCGGCATCGCCGTCTCGGCCGTACGCGCCGCGTAATCGCCGCCCGCCTCGACATGGGTCAGCCGGATGCGCCCGACCATCTCGGCATCGGCGGCGCGCGAGACCTCGACCGCATCGACCTCCTCGGCCAGCGCCATGTCACCGGGCCCCAGTTCCGCATCGACGCGCGCGCCGCGCATGACGAAGCGCAGAACGCCGTCGCGCTCGACCGCGTCGAACCCATGCGCCAGCATCAAGGGTTGCAGGGCCGCCCGCCCCGTCTCGGCCCCCGACAGCACATAGCCGCGCACCAGCCCGCGCAGTCCCTCGGCGTCAAAGGCGCGCACCCCCGCCTCGCGGCAGATCTCGGCCACCACATCGGCCAGCGGCACGGCGCCCGCCCGGCCGTTCAGCCAATGCCCGCGCTCCCATGCCGGGCCGTCCGACCACAGGTCGGTGCGCGCCGGGAAGGCCGGATAGGGCCGCGCGTCCCAGCACCAGACATGCGCGCGGCCCATGTCGATCATCCGCCCCGCCCCGGTCCTGCCGAATGCCGCGCGCGCCGGATTGTTCGCCGGGTCCGACCAGAACCTGGTCATCGCCCGCACATAGGCCGCCTGGATCCCATCGTCCCGCCGCCCGTCCGAGAAATAGGGCAGCATCGATTCCGAACTCATCGCATCCAGGAACTTGTTCGGCTGGTTCGTGCCCTTGTCCAGCGCCGGGCAGCCCATCTCGGTGAACCAGACGGGTTTCGAGCGCGGCACCCAGGCCGTCGGAAGCGCCTGCCGCACCCCGCCGATGCGGTCGTGATGCGCATTCCGCCACCAGCCCCGGATGTCCTTGTAACGCCAGACCCAATGCTCGTGATGCGCGCCGTCACGGATCTCGGTGCGGCGCTGCGCCTGCCGGTCGGCCTCGCTGGCATAATACCAGTCGTAGCCCTCGCCCCCCGCGACATTGGCGCGCAGATAGGCCGGATCGTCGATGCGTCCCCAATGGGCGTCCAGATGCTCCTCGCCCTCGCGCCAGTCCGACAGCGGCATGTAGTTGTCGATGCCGATCAGGTCGATGTTCTCATCCGCCCACAGCGGGTCCAGATGGAAATGCACATCGCCGTTGCCGGGGTGATGGCCGAAATATTCCGACCAGTCCGCGGCATAGCCGATCCTGACCCCCTCGCCCAGGATGGCGCGCACATCCGCCGCCAGCCGCCGCAGCTGCGCGACCGCCGGGAAGGAATGGCCGGCCGCCATGATCGTCGTCAGCCCGACCATCTCGGACCCGATCAGGAAGGCGTCGATCCCGCCCACCGCGGCGCAAAGATGCGCGTAATGCAGGATGAACCGGCGATAGGACCACTCGTCCGGCCCGTCATAGCGGATCGTCAGGCCATCGCGCGAGAAATCCGCCGCCTCGGCGGTGCCGAAGAACCGCGCCACCTCGGCCTCGGCCGCAGCGGTGCCCGACGGGCTGCCCGCCTGCCCCGGGGCGATGCTGGTGGTGGTCCGTCCGCGCCAGGGCATGACCGGCTGGTCCGCCGCCCCGCTCCAGGGATCGGGCCGGCCGTTGCCCGCCAGTTGCTCCATCAGGATGAAGGGATAGAACACCGCCTTGCGACCGCTCCCGGCGATCGCCCGCAGCGCCTCGATCACCGAGCCGTCCGCCGGCGTGCCACCATAGATCGGCCGCCCGTCCACCCGCGCCACCTCGGCCGCGCCGTCGCGCCCGATGCCGCCCGCGCGCCAGGCCATCCCCTGCCCGTCGCGCGACAGGTCCTCGACCTTGGGCCGCACCGTGCATTCGCCGACCCGCAGGTCGTCGCCGAACCAGGACACCACCAGCGAGACCGAGGCGACATTGGGCAATTCCCGCCCCAGGATCCGCATCGAGGCCAGGAAATCGGTCGGCGCCAGCGCCGTGTTGCGATTGGCCACCTGCATCTCGCCCAGGCCCAGGTCATAGCTGACCGCCGTGGTCGCCAGCGAATACTCTCCGGTGCCGGGGATCATCGCCACCGCCTGCACCTCGCGCGACAGCCCCCGGCCGTCCCTGGCCGCCCGCGTCACCTCGAAGGACAGCTGCGGCACCCGGTTGCCCCATCTTTCCAGCGCCAGGTCTTCGAACACGACATAGGCAATGCCGCGATAGGCGGGGGCCGCATCGCCCTCCTGCGCGGCGATGGCCGGGTCGGGCAGTTGCGCCTCGTCGCCGGGATAGACGCGCATGTCCAGGTCGTCGGCCGAGATCTCCTCGCCATCCGCCCAGATCCGGCCCACGCCCAGGATCGGCCCCTCGCACAGCGCCAGCGCAAAGCTCAGCCGATAGCCGATCTCGGTCACGCGCGGCCCCGAGCCCTTGCCGCCGCCATGGCTGCGCCGAGTCTCGACCAGCGGGCCGGCCCAGATCGCATGGCCCGGCACCCGCATCTGCCCCCAAAGTCGCGGGATCGGCGTGCCCTCGCCCGCGGTCTGGATGCGCATCCGGTCCACGCGCCCGGTCTCGACCGCCTTCGAGCCGCCGCCCAGCAGGCGCTGGTCGATGACGCGCCCCAGCGTCGCGCCCACGGCCCGGCCGATGACGGCGCCCGAAAGCCCCAGAACCGTGCCGCCAAAGCCCGCACCCAGCGATGCGCCCACCGCCGCCAGCAGAATCGTCGCCATTGCGCCCTCACCTTTCCCTCAAGCCGCCGGAAACCGGAACCGCCCCGCGATCCGCGCCCGCCAGGGCGCCGACAGCGGGCTTTCGACCACGCCATGCCGGTCATAGGCATGGACAAAGCTCGCCCGCTCGCCGGTTTCCGCCAATATTCCCATATGCTTGGCGATCGCGCCGGCCCGCATGCGAAAGACCAGCACATCGCCCGGCCGCTCGTCCGGCGCGGGCAGCAGCAGCCGCCCCGCGCCGCCCAGCAGCAGTTCGGCCCCGCCGACCTCGCCCCAGTCCGGCGTATAGGCCGGCATCCCCTCGGGCTCGGCGCCGCAAAGCTCGCGCCAGATGCCGCGCACCAGCCCCAGGCAATCCGTCCCCGCCCCCCGGACCGAGCCCTGATGCACATAGGGCGTGCCGATCCAGGCCCGCGCCGCCTGAACGACGACCGCGCTCATCGATTCACCTTGGGCGCGATCAGCCAGTCCTCGGGCGGCAAATGCGGAAAGCCGCGAAAGTTCAGGTGGTTCAGGAACTTCATCCGGCAGGTCTCGGCCCGCTTGTCGCATCCGGCCAGCAGCCGCACCCGGTCGCCCGGGGCGGGCCGGATGCCCAGCGCGGTCCAAAGCCCGACCTCGCGCCGGCCGCCGGGCAGGGCGGCATCCGCCTTGACCATGCCCGACAGCCCCCCGGCCGCGCCCGACAGCACCACAAGCTGCCCATGCTCGAACCACCCTGCGTCATGCCCGGCCACGCCCGACAGCTCCAGCCGGTCCCCCTCTTCCAGGACGACCGCCCCCTCGGCCGAATAGCCGGCGCGCGTCAGGTCGAACCGGCACAGCCCGTCCCCCAGCACGGCCGCGCAGCGCGGGTGATAGACCCGCCCCTGCGCCCGGTTCAAAGGCTCGGACAGCCCGCGCAGCTCGGCCCGGAAGGCCGCGCCGCTGCGCACCACCTCGCCCAGGTGGCCGCGAAAGATCAGCCGCCGGTTCGCGGTATCGGACCAGTCCACCTCCCACAGCCGCACATCGGCCGCGTCCCAGCGCCCGGCCATCAGGTCGCGCTCGGTGATCGCCGCATCCGACAGCGCGCCCACCGCCTCGCTGTTGTCCACCGACAGGCCCAGGCCCTGCACCACCGCCCGCGCGCTCAGCCCGCTGTCGGGACGGAACGCGATGCCGTCAAAGGACAGCGCCCGGTCGTGATCGGTAAACCCCAGCACCAGCCCGTCGCGCCGCCGGACCGCCCAGGCCCGCGCGATCGTCCCGCTCATAGCCGCACCTCCACCACCGGGACCTGCGGCAGGTCGCCCGCCTGGAACGAGGCGACCGAGACCGCGATCCGATCCGTGTCGAAGCGCACCGGCACGTCGAACTCGAACCCCGCCGTGACCACGGCCCCCGCCTCGGGCGGCGCGGCAAAGCGCAAGACCCCCGCCGCCATGTCCACCGCGAAATCCACCCCCGCGCGCAATTCGACATGTCCCGCGCCGGCCAGCACCGTGCCCTCGACCGGCTTCGCCACCGGCCGCCAATAGCGCGCCGGCCCCGAGGCATAGGCCTTGCGCAGCGCGAAATCCCGCCGCACCCCGTCGCCCATGCCGATCTCCTGATCCTGGAAACTCACCGCCGCGCCTGGCGCGCAGGATTTGAAATCCGCCCAGTCCTTCCAGCGAAAACCGTGCATCTGCCCGGCCCTCGCCTCGAAAAAGGCGACCAGCGCCGCCACGTCGTCCAGCGAGCGCAGGCCCAGCCCGGCATCGTAGCGCCGCCGCGAATGCGCCCAGGGGGTGCGCCGCTCCTCGTGGCCGTTGGTCAGCGCGACGATCTCGGTGCGCCGCTCTGGCCCGCCGACCGAGCCGAAGGACAGGTTCGCCGGGAACCTGATCTCGTGAAACGCCATCTCACCCATTCCTTTCCCCGCGCGCCAGCAGCCGGCCCATCTGCGCGGCGATCTGGCTCTGGCTGCGCTGGAACCCCGCCACATCCGGGGTCGAGACGTTGAAGGTCACGTTCACCCGCCGGCCGCCGCCGGCCGCCGCCACGCCCAGCCGCCCGTCGGCACCCCGGCGCAGCGGCATGATCGCCTCGGCCCCGGCCTCGCCCATCAGCCCGGTCGCGCCGCGCATCGGGAAATAGGTGGGCTGGCTCACCACGCCGCCCCGGGCAAAGGGCATCACCCGCCCCTGGGCGAAACCGGCGCCCTGGCCAAAGGGCAGCACGGCCGAGACCATGCCGTTCACCCCCTGCGCGATGGCCCCGGCCAGCGCCTGCTCGACCGGCTTCATCGCCACGGCGAATGCGCTGTCGGCCATGCTGCGCGCGATGCCCTTCAGCGCGTCCGACAGCTTCATGCCGTCGAAGACCAGCCCCGAGAACGCCCGGCGCAGCCCGCTGCCGATGCCCTGGGTCAGCGTGCCGACCTCGCGGTTGGTATGGATCATCGAGCCGCGCAGCCGCGCCAGCTCGGCATCGAACTCGGCCGCCAGCCGCGCGCTCTGCTCCAACCCCTTGCCCAGCGCGGCCGGCCCGTCCTGATCCCCCTCCAGCCGGTCGAATCCGTCCTTGTTCGCCACGACGGCGCCTCCTTCTTCAGATGTTCATGCGGCGGGCCGGTCGGGATAGCGCGCGACCAGCTCAGCCAGCCTTTCGCGGGTCATCGCCGCCGCACCCCGCGCCTCGACCCCCAGCATCAAGGCCAGCTCGGCCGGGGTCAGCGCCCAGAACTCGGCCGGCCGCAGCCCCAGCCCGCCCAGCCGCACCGGCCCCAGGCCGGCACGCATCAGCCCCGGCCAGTCCAGCCCGCGGCTCATGTCCCCTCGATGCGAAAGGCCCGCGCCAGCAGCGCCGCCGCCGCATGGGCCGCAGCCACCGGCCCGCCGCGCAGCTCCGCCGCCGCCAGTTCCGCCATGCCGCCCGGCCAGCCGCCCGCCCGCAGGCCCGCGACCAGCACCGCCATCACGTCGCGGCTGGAAAACCGCCCGCCCTCGAACCGTTCGACCAGCGCGATCATGCTTTCAGCGCCCAGTTCGGCCTCCAGCCCGGCCAGAGCGCCCAGCGTCAGCTTGGCCACATGCGCCCGGCCATCGAGGAAAATCTCGACCTCGCCCGCCAGCGGATTGGCCATCTCAGAACGCGACGAAGCTGATCGCCCCGGCGCTTGCCATGGAAATCTCATAGGTCGCCTCGCCATTATAGCTGCCCGCATATTCCAGCGCGGTGATCTGGAACGGCCCCTCGACGGTGCCGAAACCCGGGATCACCACCTGGAAGCGCGGCACCTCGCCGTCAAAGAACACCTGCCGCGCGCGTTCGTCCGTGGTCCCGTCCCGGAACACGCCCGAGCCCGAGATGCTGGCCGACCTGACCCCCGCACCCGCCAGCAATTCGCGCCAGCGCCCCTCGCTTTCCAGGCTCGTCACGTCCACCGTCTCGGCGTTGAAGCCCAGCCGGGTCGCCCGCAGCCCCGCCACGGTCTCGAAATGGCCGTCGCCGGTCATGTCCATCTTGATCAGCAGGTCGCGTCCGTTCTGCACCGCCATCACCGTCTCTCCTCAACCCAGGTCGATGCGCGCGCGAAAGGTCAGGTCGACCCGCCGCCCCGCGCCGTTTTCCGCCCGCCGCGCCCGGGCGCGCAGGAACCACAGCCCCGCCAGCCGGCCCCGGTCCAGCGCCATCTCGGCGTTCTCCAGCGCCTCGCTGACCGCGACCGCCGCCGCCTTGACCGCGCCGAAGCCGCCCGCCGCCTCGGCACCCGACAGGACCGAGACGACGAAGTCGTGCACCGCGCCCGGCGCCGTCATGTCGCCCGCGTCGCGCACCTCCTCGGGGCCCAGCGAGACATGGATCCCCGCCGGCGGCGCCACCGGCATGGCGTCATGGATCGCGTCGCCCACCATGGCCGCCAGCGCCCCGTCCTCGCGCAGCGCGCGATAGACCGCCGCCTGCAGCGCAGCCGTTCCACGATAGCTCATGCCGGGGCCTCCTCTTTCGCCACGCAGACCAGCCAGCGCCCGCCGGCATCGCTTTCGGCCACCGCCTCGATGCGAAAGCGGCGGGCATGCGCGCCCTCGCCCAGCCGCAGCCGCTGCTCGGGGCGCGGGCGGCGCGGGTCGCCGGCAGGCGCAGCCCTGACGGTGATCCGCCAGGTGACGACGCTCTGCGCGCCCACCTCGGCCAGCCGCTCGGCCCCCGCACCCGACCGCATCTCGGCCCAGATCCGCCCGACCTCCTGCCAGGTCAGCCGGAACCCGCCCATCCCGTCGGGCTCGCGAAGCGGGGATTCCACGACCAGCGGCACTGTCGGCCGCGGACCGCTCATGCGCGGCCGCGCGGGTCGCCGCGCCCTCCCAGCACCCGGACCGACCGCCAGCGCTCGATCAGCGCGCTGACGCCGAAGGGCAGCGCCCCCGCCGACCCCTCGAAGCTGCGATCCTCGTGATAGCGCGCCGCCAGCAGCAGCACCGCCTGCGCCAGATCGGCCGGCACCTGCGGCCACGCCGCCCCGAATCCGGCGCGAAGGGTGATCGCGGCAAAGCCGCCCAGGGGCACCGCCGGCAGGAACGTGCCCGCCGGCTCCAGCACCGGCCGCTGCATGTCCGGCACCAGCCGGTAGCCCGCCGGATCGACGACCGTTACCGCGCCGGCCGCATCCGCGATCTCGACCCGCTCGACCGCCTCGACCGGCGCCAGCGGCAGGGGTTGCCCCTCGGGGTCGCGCCATGCCGCCAGCCGCAGCCGGAACTGCCGGGCCAGCAGCACCTTGCCGGTGCGCGCCTCGATGGTGGCGATGGCGGCGCGCAGGAACCCCGCCAGCGCCGCGGTCTCGGCCGCGTCCTCGGCCATCCCGAACCCCGTTCCCAGCCGCAGATGGTCGCGCAACCCGGCGACGGGCAGCGCCTCGGTCGCGGGCGCCGTCACTTCCACAAGCATCATCTTCGTCTCTCCCACTCGCAGGGGTGCCGCATTCTCTGGACGAAAGGGGCCGCACCGCCTTGCCCTGGCGCGCGCGGACATGCCGGCAGGGCGCTGACCCGCGGCGCGGCCCCCGCTTCGGCCCTGGATCAGCCAAAGACCATCAGCTTGACGGCGCGCGCATCGGTGACGCCGCCGCCGACGCGCTTGCTGGCATAGAACAGCACATGCGGCTTGGCCGAGAACGGGTCGCGCAGCACCCGCAGATCCGGCCGCTCGACGATGGTATAGGCCGAGCGGAAATCGCCGAAGGCGATGGAATGCGAGCCCTGCGCGATGTCCGGCATGTCCTCGCAGACCAGCACCGGATAGCCCAGCAGCTGCGCCGGCTGCCCCATGGCCAGGCTGTCCGCCCACAGGAAGCGGCCGTCCGCATCGCGCATCTTGCGCACCGCCGCGGCGGTCTTGGAGTTCATCACGAAGCTCGCATTGGCGCGGTATTGCGCCCCCAGCGCATAGACCAGGTCGATCAGCGCATTGGCCGGGTTGGTCGCGGCGAAATCGCCGGTCCCGCCCGACGGGATGGTGCCGATCTGCACATTGGTCGCGCTGCCGTTCGGCGCCTTCGCATGGGTCAGGATGCCGCGCGGCTTGTTCACCCCGTCGCCGCTGATAAAGGCCGTGGCCTCGGCGCGGGCGAATTTCTCGGCGATCCGCCCGGCCAGCCAGGTCTCGACGTCGAAGGCCGCGTCGTCCAGCAGGCGCTGGCTGGCCTTGGGCATGGCCGAAAGCTCGTGCACCGGGATCACCACCCGCTGCACGCTGGGCGTGCCGGTCTCGGCCTGGGCCGCGGCCTCGCTGGCCCAGCCATGGGCGATGTCGCCCATGTCGACCAGCACCTCGTAGCTCGCCGATTCCACCGCCACCACATTGGCCACGCGCCGCAGCGAGGCGGTGACGTTCAGCGCCTCCTGCACCTGCATCGCCACCGTCGGCGCCGCCAGGAACCCCCCGTCCGAGGTCGAGGTCATCGCCTTGCCCTCCAGCGGCAGCCCGCGCAGCGCGCCGTCGTCGCCGTGGCGGATATAGGCGTCAAAGGCCTTCTGATGCGGCGCGCCCTGGTCGGCCTCGACCGACAGGGGCGCGCGGGGGCGGGAAATCGTCTTGCGGTCCAGCATGGTCATGCGTTCTTCCTGTGCTTCCAATCGGTTCTGAATCTCGCTGCGGAATGCCTTCAACTCCTGGACAAAGCCCAGCATCTCGGCCCCCAGGTCGCCGGGCACGTCCGCCCCGGCCGCGGTTTTCACCTCGGTCATGATCCCCTCCGTTTCGGTGAAACTCACTTGGCGCGCAGCGCCAGCGTCGCGGCCCGAAAGGCCGCCGCCATCTCGTGGCCGGCATCGGATTTCGTGCCGACCCTGGCCTCGGCCAGCATCGGGAACGTCACCAGCGACACCTCCCACAGCTCGACCTCGGACAGCATCCGCCGGCCCTTGCCGTCGCGCTCGGCCGCGATGGTGCGATAGCCGATGGACAGCCCGTCGATGGCGCCGGCGGCGACCAGCGCCGCCGCCTCGCGGGCCTGGGCGATCTCGGGCAGCAGCCGCCCCCTGACCCACAGCCCCTTGCCGTCCTCGCGGATTTCCTCCCAGACGCCGATGGGCCGGGCGGGATCGTGCTGCCACAGCATCCGCACCCGGTCGCCCCGCGCCGCCAGCCGCTTCAGGCTGGCGGCATAGGCGCCCCGGACCACGACGTCGCCGCCCTGGTCGGACATTCCGAACAGGCTGGCATAGCCCTCGATCCGCGTGCCCTCGGCCACCAGCGATCCGCCGGCGGCATATTTCAGCTCCAGCCCGTAATCCTTCAAACTCACCTCAGCCTCCTTTCGGCGCATATTCCAGGATCGACTGCACCGCCTGGGTCAGGATCACGGCGACGACGCCATAGACCGTCATCCACAGCCGCCGCTCCAGCCGCTCGATCAGCGCCTCGATGCGCTCCAGCCGGCGCTCCACCTGGCCGAATTGCAGCGCCATGATCCGCTCCTGCGTCTCAAGGCGCTGGTCGTGCCAGTCGAAGGGCTCCTTGACGAAACGCGAGCCCTCCATCTCACCCCTCCCCCTCCGGCAAGGGCGGCAGCCCCAGCACCGCCCGCTTTTCGGCATCGGTCAGAAAGCTTGCCTCGCCCACGCGCTTCCATTGCTGGTCGCGCTCCTCGGCCAGGGCCGGCACCTGGTCGGGATCGGCGCGCAGGTCGATCTCGGCCCCCAGATGCTCGGAAAGCCACCAGGCCAGGGCCCCGGCCACGCGCGACACCAGCGGCAGCACCGTCAGCCGGTAAAAGGCCCGATGCGCCTCGGCATAATTGGCATAGGTCGCCTCGCCCGGAATGCCGATCAGCATCGGCGGCACGCCGAAGGCCTGCGCGATCTCGCGCGCCGCCGCCAGCTTGGTCTGGTGAAACTCCATGTCCGAGGGCGAGAACCCCATCGGCTTCCAGTCGAGCCCGCCCTCCAGCAGCATCGGCCGCCCGGCATTCCGGGCGCCCTGGTGATGCATCTCCATCTCGGTCACCAGCCGGTCGTATTGGTCCGGCGACAGGCCGCCCTGCCCGTCGGCGCCCCTGTAGACGATAGCGCCGCTGGGCCGCGCCGCATTGTCCAAAAGCGCCTTGGACCAGCTCGACGCGCTGTTATGCACGTCCACCGCCACCGCCGCCGCCTGCATCGGCGACAGCCCGTGATGGTCGTCCAGCGGATGGAAACTGCGGATATGGCAGATCGGATCGGGACTGCCCGCCATGTCGAAGCGGACCTTGCGCCCGCCCACGCCGTATTCATAGGCGACGGGCCAGCCGTCCGGCCCCGGCACCACCGCCATCCGGTCGGCGCGCAGGACATGCAGCTCGGCCGGCAGCCCGCGGGCATCCGCGCCCACCGCCTCCAGATAGCCGTCGCCGCTCAGCAGGATCTGGCCGAACAGCGCCTCGAACAGCTCGGCCCGGCCCTGCCCCGGATTGGGCCGGCGCAGCAGGTCCAGCACCGGATGCACGTCATAGCGCCGCTCGCGATCCTGGCAGATCAGCGGCACGGCGGCGGCGGCCTCGGCGATCAGCCGCACGGCGCGGAACCCGACCGGATTGCCGACGAAACCCAGGCGCGTCAGGCTGACCGTATCGCGCGGCGACCAGACCACGCGCCCCGAACCCGCCGCCAGAGCCACCAGCTTGCCGGCGGCGCTGGCCTTCTGCTCGACCTCGGCGACAGGCGGCCTCGCGGGCGCGGCCCGGCGCCCGAACCAGGGAAATGCCATCGGTTCCTCCTGAAATCCCAATGAAAAAGGGCCGCAAGCGCGACCCTTCCCAAGCCCCGAAAGGCCCTTTTTCCGTTTCGAAAATACCCTGGGGGGAGCGTCTGCCGCCCCCGTCCTGGGGGGCGGCAGGCGCGGGGGGCAAAGCCCCCTAAAGCCCCCGCACCGCCGGGCGCAGGTGATGCGCGGCCGGCTCGATCACCAGCTCGTGGATCGCCCAGACCAGCGCATCCAGCCGGTCGGGCGAGCCCTTGCCGTCATAGCCCGCCACCGTCATGCGGCACATCTGCTCCTCCAGCGGCCCCAGCCCGCGCAGGTGATGCACCCGCCCCTGCTCGTAAAGCGCCGCGACCGGCTCGGCCCGCAGCCCCTTGCCGCGCCCGGCCCGCAGGGCGCGGAACGGCACCAGCGGATCGACCTGCCGGATCACGCTCTCGACCAGGTCGCCGCCCTGGTTGACCTCGGCCACCAGCCGCTCGGCGCCGTGCCGCCCCATCGCCGCGATCGCCGCCCGCGCCCAGTCCAGCGGCCCGCCCCGGACCGAGGCATCCTCCAGCACATAGGCCCGCCACTGCGTCACCGGCCCCTCGCTGACCACGCCCGCGACCACGATCCCGCATTCGTCCGCAGCCGCGCCGCCCGTCACCGCCGGATCGACCGCGACGACGATGCGCGACAGCGCCGGCGCCGCCTCGACGCGGCAGCGCTCCAGCAGGCCCGCGCTCCACAGCGCCCCCTCGACATCCTCCAGCAGCAAGCCCTCCAGCTCCTGCCGGCCCAGCCGCGTGCCGCCATAGCGCGCCTGCACCTCGGCCAGAAAGCTTTCCGCCAGATAGGCGCGGTTGGCATCGGTCGGCGCATGGGTGGTCACGGTCGAGGACTGGCGCAGCAGCCGCTTCAGCACCGCCACGTTCTTCGGCGTGGTGGTGACGACCTGCTGCGGATGCTCTCCCAGCCGCAGCGCGAATTGCAGCATGTCCCAGCATTCCTCGGCCTTCTTCCACTTGGCCAGCTCGTCGACCCAGGCCGCGTCGAATTGCGGCCCGCGCAGCGCCTCGGGCTCATGGGCCGAGTAAAGCTGCGCCACCGCCCCGTTCGGCCAGACCAGCCGCCGCCGCCCCGCCTCCCAGACCGGCCGCCGATCCGGCGGCGACGAGGCGAGGATGCCCGACTCGCCAAAGACCATCACGTCGCGCGCCTGGTCCAGCGTCTCGCTGACCAGCGCCACCCGCCGCGCCCGGCCCGGCGCCTCGGGGGTCGCGCCCTCGACCTGGGCGCGCACCCATTCGGCGCCGGCGCGGGTCTTGCCCGCACCGCGCCCGCCCATGATCACCCAGCTCTTCCAGTCGCCCTCGGGCGGCAGTTGATGCGGCAGCGCCCAGAACTCGAAGAGCCAGGGCAGACTGGCCAGCGCATTCTCGCCCAGGGCCCCCAGGAACGCGTCAACCTCCTCCTGCGCGGCGCAGGCAAGCCAGGCGGCGCCCGATCTCGTCTCGTGCCGCGTCAAGGTCGAGTGCGCCTGCACCGACCCGCCCGGCAGCATCCTTGCGAAGCTTGTCAA